GGGGTCGGCCAGCGCCTGTGACCCCGCTAGCCTTCGCGCTAGCCTCCCAGGCGGCTTTACCCGCCCCGGCGCTCCCAGCTCCCCCTTGGACTCCCAGGCCTTTGCTAGCCGTATCTTTAGCCCCTACCTTAGCTCCACCGCCCGCCGCGTCGCCCGGCTTGTCGGCGAACTTGCCCGCCGTATCGCGCTTGTGCTTCGCCTCCTCGTATTTAGCACGAGCAGCGTGGAGGCCGGGCGCGAGCTTGAGCTTATGGGACTTCTTCATCACTTGTACCTTGCGGCGGCGGCATGGTGCCCATTATCATTGCTAGATTTGCCTCGTTCCGGGCTTGCGCGTTTGGAAGCTCGGATTTCATCACGATTTCTTCCTTGGTGCCAGAAACGGTTCCCCCGGCGTTGAGCGTTACCTTGATGTCCTCGGCCACAATCTCGTCCATAGCAAGTCTTGCTCGCTCGTGGACCGCGTTCTGTATCCAGAAATTGACATCGGTGGAGACATACTCCATCCCTTTCTGTTCCGCATCTGTCAGTTCAATGGTATACGTTGGCATCTGTTTCTCCCTAGCCTACGAGCCAGATAGTGTTTACATTGTGATTGGACCGGTATGCGCCAGCCGCTGCTGCAGAAGCTGGACCGGGTGCAAAGTTCATTGCCCACGCTACGGTATCTCCTGCGGCTAGATTAATCATCACCTCTGAATGGTGAAGTGTCCAAAGAGAATTACTGTCACGGTACGTGAAGTACGTGTTAACGCCATTGATGATCACGGCGTAATACGCCGCGCCACCCGTAATAGTGCCGTCCCCGGTTATTCCTGAAAACGAAATGTAATAGATACCGGCCACAGGAGCAGTGAACCTGAAAGTGCTGGTTGACCAAGGCGATCCGATATTGAGGTTAACACTATTGACTGGATATGGGTAAACCTTGTAAGTAGCTAAAGCGTCAGTAACTGAACCCAACATACCAGGCAGTATTGGATCGAAGATACCATGGTTAGGCGCAACCACCTTAGTTCCAGACGCACCAAATGCGAGACCGGCGTTATTGGCGATGGCGTATCCATTGATATCTAGTGACATGATTAGGCCATTAACGCTATGGAAAACATACCGTGCCCTCCGTCACCGTAGAAACCAGCGGTAGCCGGACTAGGGCTGGTAATGTACCAAGAGAACCAGTCGCTAGGAAAAGCAAAAATTATAGCACTAAGACTGACATGGTGCCAACTTGCAGTATGGTTCCAAGCATTGGAATGCATATCACCACCGTTCTTTCTCACGTATAAATACCCGACGGTGGCCGAAGCAATACCGCTAGCAGTTACCATATAGTAACCCTGTTTTGGACAGGTAAACCGCCCGGTCGCATTGTCCCAGTGTCCGCCCCTATTCACATCTGCGGTTACTAGAAGAGGCCCACCACTTCCGTTGTAAGGACTGCCTCTACCAACAAGCTGCCCACGCATAAAGGGTGTCTGCGGTCGGGTCAGAATGCCGCTGGCATTTACACTCATCCAGTTCGTCGCTCCACTATCCATCGACAGTGTAGTACCGCCCGGTGAAGTCAGCGTAATGTCGCTGATATTAAATCCCATGACCCTATCCTACCCGTCTACACCAGACGGCATGAAGAGAAGCCGGGTACAACCCATAGTTCTGCGAAACACAATCAGGCCCTACCGGTGAAGGCGCTTGGTTGACGAACAGCGCCAGCGTATCTCCAGCAGCGCAGGAGAATAGTGCGGAGGAACCACCAACATTCCAGACAGAATTGGGAGTCGCCGCATTTCCTTGGTTCCAGTGGACATAGTAAGCCACCACGCCATTCTTGGCGAAAGCTGAATAGCCATAGGTATTCTTGGTAGCCGGGATACCGGAACCACCCCTATGAAGGCCATTATAGCCCATGGCATAGATACCGGCGACTGGACAGGTGAACACCCCGGTAGACCCCACTAGACCTGTATTCCACCAACTTATGTTGATCGGCCAGCCCGTTGTTAACGAATAGTAGAGCGTACCACTATTTTGGAAACCAGAATAGCCGACACCGTCGTCTATGGCATTGCCTCGACCAGCCGCATCGAAAGTCAACGCGGTGTTAAGCGTGATGCCAGCAGTCTTGACTATGGCGGCACCGCCGATATCAATACTCATCACTCAGTAACCTTCTTCGGCGTCGCAGTAGCCGGGTCCACTTCGGTGAGAGCGAACTTGTAAACCTTACCCCGCTTGTCGTTGTAGATGAATAGGTCGTCCTCACCCTCCACGATGGTCCATTCGCCGATCCCGTTGCTTAGGCTCAAGTCCGAGGTGTAGACTACACCCCAGCGCGCCGTGGTAGAGCCAAGATTGTTCCCACCATTAATCTGCGGCACTACAGGGCCGTTGACGATCAAGGGACTGGAATTAGCGGCAGCATTAGTACCGATAGAAACGGCACCGCCATTATAGTTCAAATATATTCCTGATGCAACACCGTTGTTGACAGCCTGAATCTGGTTTTGGTCCATCCGTAGATTGTATGTGCTAGTAGCACCGATCTGGAACGGATGAAGAGTAGAGCCTAAACCAATCGAGTTATTTGTCAATCGAAGGGTATTTATAGTGACTTCGCCAGTGGCACGATCGATAGCAAGCGGATTTGAAAGTGCATTTCCGAGGTCGTCGTAACGGTTGATTACAAAATTCGTCCCGACATTACTACCGGTTTCACCCGCAGAATCCCCTAGAACGATATTCCAGCGGTAAACCCCAGTGTAGCTTTGCCCTACAATATTATTGTTATTCGCGGCCCCTGATTTACGCAGGCCTAATGTAACACCTGTCGCAGGATTAGTTGGCGCAATAAGAAACTGGGGTGATACCGCATTGGTACCAGTCAGCGTCAAGCAACCGGTCAGGTTGATGTTACCGGTAGCGCGATTGACAGTTATCGGGTTGTTAAGATACGTACCCGCATCACTAAACCCAAACAATGCGAAATTGGAACCTGCGTTACCTGTGCTTTCAGCAGTCCCATCACCAAGATATAGACCCCAACGATTTAATACACCTTTAGTACCAATGAGAATAGAAGCAGCCCCAGTGACATTAGTGCTTAACGTTACTGTTGCATGACCAGCGGCGCTATTGATGATCAGCGGCCCAGTCATAGTATCGCCGAGCTTCAATACATAAGCCGACAACAACCGCTGGTTCCAGACAGTACCGTCCCACTGATAGGCGGGACCACCAGCCGGGGTGTATACGTCGCCTGTAGTTGGAGCGTCGGGGAAATTAAACATCGGGTTCAGACCCCTCCACGGTACCACCCGCTTCCTTGAAATTCAACCAATCGCTACCTTGACTATCCTCAGTCAGCCACCACTCGATACCATTCTCATCTATACAAACAACCATTTGTGGATCACCGGGGATCAATGGCGGCGACGCATATTTACAAGAAACATAAGCCATCACGTCATCCTCGCGTTTACGGCAACGTAGGGCGCGATACCGTAGCACGACCCAGCCGCTACAGCCGTAACGGCGACACGAATGTTATCAGGTTGGCCGGCTCCATACGAAATGCCAGCTGTTGTATTAACGAGCGTTTGCGTGCCAAAAGAAACTGCCGAAGGAGCAGCACGCATTCGTGTTTGAAATAGATAGTTGCTGTAAACTGACTGAGAGGCCGCACCTGATGTGAACCCGACGATGAAAGACGTGTCATATTTGGCGTAATAGCGACGGCAAGCCTGCTGTTCTTCGCCAATGTCGGATACATCCCACGGCGGCGCAAGCCCAGTCTTGTTTGGGTCCGCGTAAAGGCCGACCTCGCCGAGATAGAATCCATTCGCCGCTCCAACACCATTAGCCTGTCCGGCACCGCCATAAATGTTCGCTGTTTGCCAGGCCCCGGCAGTGCCAACCATGCTCGATCCGACAGCTATACCCCATTCGACCCGCATACCCACGCCTGTATCCGTCGTCCACACTCCTTGCGAATCGCCGGGAATGCTGAGAACTATAAAGTTCTCGACGTTGGCAGTCGCGGTGAATTGCGCAATGTAGACACGGTTTAGGGCAGCATTGGAAATCCGCGCAGAATATAATCCGCCGATGGAAGTAAATACCATAAAGCGCAAGACGATGCTTTTAGCGGTCACCGTTCCCCAACATAAATCGGCTAACCTGGTACCTTCAATAAATGTTGTGATGATCGCATAATCGCCGGCAGCGAGTGCTGCTTTTGGAGTGCTGACACTAATGTACATTGCATTCGATCTGTTAGGACCGAAATCAGCATCCAGTAATGAGCTACTCAAAATCCCCGGCGAGACACTCCAGCGGCTATGAAACTGATCGGCAGCGTAATAAGCTACGTTAGCAGCCGCTGCTGGCGATGCATTAAACCCATTCTCTTGCGATATCAGCATCGCACCATTGACCATGCGATTGTATGTTTCGGCAGTGGCGGGAGCGAGTTGCCTCCACGCACTCCACACGCCGGACAGCCGACCGCGATACCAGAAGCCTTTGCCAAAGGATGGACCCCCGCTGTACGGGTAGGCGATCTGCGTGAGGCTGGCCCCCCAAGCCAGCACTTGCACAAAGTAGTTATCGAACGCAGGCGGCCCGTTGGTGCCGCCGTAAGGCATGTCGTAATGCCATCCCGGCGTGACAATCAGGTTGAAGTCGGCGGCGGGCGCGCCAATAGCGTTAGGTACAACGGGCGCTAGGGCGTTGACCGCCTTGACGTGCGCGGTGGTCGCGACCGACGTGTCGTTGTCGGTGGCGGGCGGCGTCAGCGTCGTCGAACCTGACGGCATGTTCACGATGCCGTCAATGCGGTTGATGTTAAACACCAGGGAAGCAGTGGTTCCGGCGTTGTCCCAGCGATAAATGTTGAAATTGGAACCAACACCTTCGGCCCCTTCGGCACTACCGTCGCCAAGGTCTATGCGCCAGCGGCTCTTGGCTGCCATACGGCCAAGAATATACGCCCACGATCCAGAGGCAGGCTTGTCGAGGTTGATTGCGGGGCCAGCCTTGGAAATCGTCAGGTCGCCGGTCATAGTGTCGCCAGCCTTGGCGACCTTGGTGCCGAGCAACGTGTCGATCGCAGCCTTGGTATAGCCTATCACCCAATCCAACGCGCTGCGTACGTATGAATTGCTATCGTTCGGT